GTCGAAGAACCTACAGTGGTTGTCGAAGAACCTGTCGTCGAAGAACATACAGTGGTTGTCGAAGAACCTGTCGTCGAAGAACATACAGTGGTTGTCGAAGAACCTGTTGTCGAAGAACATACAGTGGTTGTCGAAGAACCTGTGGTTGTCGAAGAACCTGTTGTCGAAGAACATGTTGTCGAAGAACCAGTTGTCGAAGAACCTGTCGTCGAAGAACCAGTTGTCGAAGAACCTGCTGTGGTGGTCGAAGAACCTACCGTGGTTGTCGAAGAACCTACCGTGGTTGTCGAAGAACCTACCGTGGTTGTCGAAGAACCTACAGTGGTTGTCGAAGAACCTACAGTGGTTGTCGAAGAACCTGTCGTCGAAGAACCTGCAGTGGTTGTCGAAATCGAAGAGCCAATAAATACTGTACCAAAACTAATATTTATAGTACCATATCGTGATAGAGTTGAGCAGCAGCGATTTTTTTCATTCCAAATGGAAAAAATATTAGAAGATTATAAAAAAACAGACTATAAAATCATTTATTCACATCAATTAGATAGCCGTGGATTTAATCGCGGAGCCATGAAAAATTTAGGATTTATATATGCAAAAACATTATATCCAAATGATTATCAAGACATAACTTTTGTATTTAATGATGTTGATACAATGCCATATAATAAAAACTTTTTGAATTATGAAACCGTTCGCGGTAACGTAAAACATTTTTACGGATATTATTTTACACTTGGCGGAATTGTCTCTATTACTGGTGCCGAATTTGAAAAAGTCAATGGATATCCAAACTACTGGTCATGGGGTTATGAAGATAATGCTCTCAGTAATCGCGTAAATAACGCAGGATTAACCATAGACAGAAGCCAATTTTATCCTATTATGGACAAGAATATTTTACAATTGAAGGATGGAATTACTCGAATAGTGAATCGCGCCGAATTTGATCGTTATGTAGATGAAGTAAGATATAAAGGAATAGTAGATGGTATTAATACTATTTCAAACATCTCATATAATTTTGATGAGAACACATCGTTTTTGAATGTTTCAACGTTTCAAACATCAGTATCAGAAACCCCAGAACAAAACAAACTACATGATACAGTAAATTCCGGAAATGTTCCATTTTTGAGAAAACCTTTACCAAGACGAAGAGGAACGATGGGAATGATGTTTTAGATGATCTGTTATGTTATATGATGTAAAGAAAAACACAAAAAAAAACAATGATATAAATATTATTCGAATATAATATTTATATGGACACATTAAATTTAATACAATTTTCAGTATATTCAAAATTAATGTCAGAAAGCATGAATATAATGGATAGTGGATATATATCCAAAAACACCATTATAATAATCATTGTTTTGATGTTTATATGTAAAATAATACCATATCGTGTATACAATTATATAGAAGATAAAATAGACGTGTTTCTCAACGAAATGCCTGATGAATGTACAATTATTATACCTTATCATAACAAAACATATTCATGTTTTGGAGGGAAATCCATGACAAAAACACTATATAGCGAACGATTTTTAGCATTAAATCATTATTTGAAAAATATAAAGGAGATAACTTCGTTTATAGAAATTATGAATTTTGAGAACACAAGGTATGGAGATGATAATAAAAGTGAATATATTTTATTACCAAATAATAAACAAAAAATAAAAATATGTAATAAACATGATATTTATTTTGAAATTTCGATAGAAAAAACAAAAGAAGAGGATACGCCAAATAAAATAGCCAATACAAAGGAAGATAATATTCAAACAAAAAGTTATATATATAAAATATCGAAAAAGGGTAAGAAATACATCAATATATTGAATGACTTTATAAAATCATGTATAAATACATATAACGCAGATACTGCAGAAAAGAAGATTCAAATGATTTATGAATATGTGAAAGCAACAATAGATGATGACGGTAAATCATGTATGTCATTTGAAGGTTCTCCATTTTCATCAAATAAAACATTTGACAATTTATTTTTCGAAAAGAAATGCGAAATTCAAGCGGATATTCAAGAGTTTATTATAAATATGGATATAGAAAAAAAAGAACAATTAAAAGGCGAATATCGAAGAAAGGGAATACCGTACAAACGAGTATATTTATTACACGGACCACCTGGAACAGGAAAAACATCATTGATAAAAGCAATGGTAAACGAAACAGGAAGACATTGTATATTGGTTCAATGGTCAAAAATAAAAACATCTACTGAATTTTCCAATTTATTTCATAGAATACAAATAAATAATCAACGATTATCTCAAAGCGAAATTATTATTGTATTTGAAGATTTTGACGCAAATGAAACATCTGTCTTAAAGATACGCGATAGTTTGAAAAAACAAATTCCAACAATAGAAAATAGAGAACCGAATGAAAATAGAGAACCTAAACAAATAAGTGAGTCAACGGAAAATGTTGTTAAAAAAACATTAGAAGATCTATTATTACCGCAACCAAAAACATGCGATGATATTCTAACGTTAGAATGTGTATTGAATGTATTAGATGGAATAAAGGAACTATATGATATAGTTGTCGTCTTTACAACAAATGACATATCATCGATTGATCCTGCAGTAATACGTCCTGGAAGAGTTGATAAATTGATAAACATGGATTTTGTAAAACCAAATATAGTGAAAGAAATCGTAAAACATTATTATGATGAAAGAGACGCATGCCTCGATAGAATAAACGAAATAACAACCGATTTATCACCAGCACTAGTTCAGTCTATTTGTATTAAACATGAAAACATCGAGAACTGTATAAACGAATTATTGACGTTTTCATAATCATGTCTCTATTTTTGCTGCGTTTTCAAGAATATCATTGCGAAGTGTACTATGACTTTGTATATTTAAATTAAATGTCAATTGATTTTCATGAAGTCTATATAATACCAATATATCGGGTAATGTGTATGCGATTTGATATTTTTTTAATACTCTTGCAAATAAATCATAATCTTCATGAATATATAAAATGCGTGGATCATTTGTTCTGTATTTACCGACGGATTCTACTGCAGACTTTCTATAGCATATTGTTGGGTTATTTACATACCAGCTATATTTATTATTATATAGGTCTAGCCATGTAACTATATGTGGATGTTGTGTATTATTCACAAACTCCTTCTTACCACTTCCATGAGTGTTAAACATGCGAATGTTCGCTCCACAAATAACGACTTTCGGATGTTTCTTCATGAATTCCATCTGGACTTGGATACGGTTGGGTAACATAATATCATCTGAATCCATTTTAAAAACAAGTTCTTGATTACATAAAGACAATCCAGTATTCGACGAGATTGCAGTTCCCATATTTGTTTCATTTTTATGATATATAACACGCGTAAATCGAGTTGTCTTTTTAAAAGTATCTAATAGCTTTTCAAGCATGCGCGTATTTTCATCATTTGACCCATCATTTATCCATACAAGTTCAATACAAAAGTATCCAGTTTGGCATTTAATAGAATCTAAACATTCTTTCATATATCCTACATTCGTATTATAACTAGTAATCAATATAGAAACCCATTCATCTGGTTCAAGTAATTCTTTTGGTAAAACAACAGAATTCATTGTATCATAGCTTTGTTTAGCTGTACCCCATTCTTGATAACCATATACTTTTTTATGCCCTTCATACGAAGGTCCGGTAAAATGAATAGGTAAAAAACAATGACTAGGATATATTGAAACATCCTTGAAACGTCCTGTGTCTAACATTTTAGTAAGAAGTCCAGGTCCTACGCTATACCATGCGCGAGTTTCTTTTATTAATTTTACAGAGATTTCACTATTAATCCAATTTATAATTTCCAAACATAATGGGTGTTTTGGAATAAAACCCATTGTTCCTGTTGCAATAAGACCTGCTCTGACATTTTCGTTCTCAAATGTAGCAAACGCAACTTTATCGGAAAAATAATCATCAAATGGTTCAATACATATGGAATCTGCATCAACGAAATATCCGCCATATTGGTATAATATTTCCCATCGAATAATATCTGCTTTTCCATTAATTTCAGAAATCATATCTACCTTTTCACTACACGTTAGAGAGAGATTTCTACGTTGTATTTCTTGCTCTGTCCAAAGAATATATTCAAAATCAGGATGTTTGTCTTTCCACGTTTTCATAAGATTTGTAGGAGCAGGTTTAGGACCAATCCATATTTGATGAAGTATTTTAGGTATCATATAATACAATATATTATATGATTTTTATATTTATTTTTTATCAAATCTTCAAAAGTTTAAATGTAATTCCAATTTCATTCTGATTTTCCCAAATACCAGCAATTTTTATATAAAACGAAACAGGTTTGGGATAAGAATCATATTCTTTATAATATTTCATGGTTCCGCTTTGAAATTGGTTTTTCAATGTATATACGATCGTTTTTTGTACATGTGTACGTTTTTCACTTGTCATATTCGTGGATAATGACGAAGAATATTGAACATAATAACTTAATATTTGTTTTTCAATGTCAATCATTTTTTGAATAATATCTTTATTACTAGCAATATCTATATGTATTATGCTTTTAGAATGTATTCTATTTGTTGTTATATTTATAATAGGAAAATCAATATATAGACCATTCATTGACATACAATTATTTGAATATACTATTTTTGTAAATACACCATCCATAATTATATTTGTTTTTTTTTCTAGAAAATATATTTGAGATAATGTAATGTCATTTGCGTGTAATAATAAATTCATTTCTATAATAGTAAATCTATTCATTTTATATCATTTATGAATTAGATTAGATAAATTTGCGAAAATTTAATCATCTGATTTTGCTGCTGCTGCTGCTGCTGCTGCTGCTGCTGATTCAGTGGCTTCTTTCTTTTTATCTTTGGAGTCTCCTTCTAAACCTTGATATTTGCCTTCTACATTTTTTGAATCCTTTTCTAAATCTTCGGACCCTCCTTCAAATCCTTCATGTGTACTAAAATTCGAAATAATGATTACTAAATAAAAAAATATAAGAGCCACTAAAATAATCATTTTTAGAGTAATTTTCATTAGGAATATATATATATAAATACTATATAAAAATGTCAAATTACCCAATTGGATTTCCACAAAAATTAGGTATATGGAAGGGGAAAACATTATATGAAGTTGTTGCAACTATACAAAAGAATTCAAACAATGTTTCTTCTCTAAGCACTAATCAAATCAGAAGAGCAATGCCATTGAAAATATATCGCAAGGAAATACACAATATTAAAAATCAAACATTAGCTAAAAATTGTAGTGGACGCATTTCTACTAAAATAGTCGATATAGACATGCCAGGAAGTACGATTGTGTCTGAAATATCAAAATCATATTCGAATGGTTTAGTCAATACACTGGATATCAATCAAACAACATTGTCTGCAGAAAATGGTTCATGTAATGCGCCATTGGCTTGTTTTTCACCTGCATATAATGCTCGAAAACGTGTTCGAAGCGCTGGAATGATACCTAGAAAATATGATATAAATAAGAATAATGATACATATAATAGTAGCACACAACAATATTTGACATCACGTAATATGACAATAAAACAAAACGAATTTCATTACATTCGAAAAGGTAATTCAGGGTTTATGCCAGGACCAGGATTAGGAAGTTCAAATATTTACTCTCCTGGTGGATTAAGTCATTGTTATCAACCATTTATATCTATTTCAAATAATAACAATAAATTTGGTTACAAATGGTATGATTCAGCAACATATTACAATTATACAGTTACCATACCAGATGGTAAATATGACCCTTTTTCATTGAATGCTATTTTTCAAACTGCTCAACTAGTAAACAAGACATATATAACATCTTCCACTGGCACGAACAAGTTTCTAATGGCTATCAGTTATGATACAGTTGCTCAATCTATAACATTAATAACTGATGAAGTACTATATTCGAATTATAACACCTATTCAAAACCAGTCGGCGCGCAATGGAATTGGGAATCAAATAATTCATTAAAAACGTATATTAATGTTTTAAATAATAAGTTTGCCGATTTGATTGGCTTTTTGCCAGGTGAATATTCAAATGGAACTAATAATACTGCCTTTTGTGGGTTTATATTACCGACATATGTTCCATTACATTATAAACCAAATAATCCAACATTTGCTGTTCAAGGAGCAGTCGATTCTAGCGCACGCATTCAAAGAGTTAAATATAATACAATTACGAATGGTGCAGCATTAATAAAATCGGCATATGGCAGTGCAGCAGCAAACGCATTGGCATATGGTGTATCTGAACAAGCATACACAGCTAAGACTGCAGTAGGCGATAAAGCAAAGTTAACACCTATTATTGATCCAAAAACTGGAAAGATATGTAAAAAAAGATTTATTTATAGAAAATAAAAATAAAAATGAAAATAAAAATAAAAATAAAAACAATTTATTACCTTCTTAGTCATTACAATCTAATAAAGTATTCGTCAAAAAAATATTGGTGGACGTATTTAATAAGTTATATGGAACACTATATTTACTACACCAATCGATTGACTTTTGAATATTTGTTTTTATAAGCGATTCAATCTTATCTAATTTCGTTTTGGTTTCCATTAATGACAATGTATAATGTATATTTTGAATCTGCTTTTGACCAAAAATAGCATTATATTCCTCCATTTTTTTGATAAATAAATACGGAATATCCATAGTAAAAAATCTCAATGGGTTTAATGTAGACTGTACCATTTTTTCAAAGCACCTTACAAAATATTCATAAAACCCAGAATGATTACTATATAAAAAACCTATACAGACTATGTATTTCTCTGAATTAGCATATCTACTTGTTTGTGGTTTCATTATATACACTTTCTCATAAAATGATGATAAAATATATACAATATCAATCGTATGTTGCATAAAACAATCAAATACTTTTAATATAAAATTTCCTTTATATTTTTGTAAACATACTGCGTATGCTACCTGCGCAAATAATAATTTACCAATAGAACATTCTTGAATATTAAAATCTATAGAAAAATCAAATCCTCCATCTGCAGTAATTAAATCCATTTTTAAAGGATATTTTTGAATAACATATTCAAAATTTTCCAAAGATAAAATATTACCAGTTTCATCTTTTCCATTTTCCAATATTACATTTGGGTTTGACCTTAAGAATATATCACTTTTTTTCCATGCAGGAATATTATAATCGTTTTTTTTCTCATCTAATAATGTCATCCCAATATATTTATCATCTTCTTTACATGATCTTATTTTGGCAAGTGCCTCAATAAACCCACCAGGACCTTCTGCCAAATGAAAACTCGTGATAGGTCCTCGATAATCTATATGAAATGTATTAATTATTTCAATCATTTTAAAATAAGACCTTGAAAGAGGTTTATGTTTAGAAACTGATTTCTTTTTTAAAGGAACTATTTTATGTATATATTCATATGGATTTGTATATTTTTTATATATATCCCATTGTTTCTCTTTTGATGTTATTTTTTCTTTTATATTATATAAATAATACGACAAAGATTGTGATATTACACTTGATGGTATAGTTTCTGAATCCTTAAAATCAATATTATTATGTACATTATAACTTCTTGGTAATAAAAAAAATGTCATTTCTAATCAATATAATAAATATATTTTTATATTGATTAATTTCATTATAACTTCATTATTTATCTGTTTATCATTTATTTTTGAATTAGTTCTCATTCTTTTCTTTTTTTTCCGTTGTTTTTTTTATTCTTACCTTCTTTTCCTTTTTTATCGGTTGTTCGATCGGTTGTTCGATCGGTTGTTCGATATATAAATGATTCTCATCTACTACTGAAAATAGTTCAGGCGAAGCCTTTTGTAGTTTAGTTCTCATTTTTGTCTTTTTGATTTCTCCACGAACTGCGTTTTGTTTTTTCAATGTCTTCTGGAATTCTTCTTCTATTTCATCCATCTCCATGGTTATATTTACAGACCTTTCTTTCAAAAACATTTTTGAAATTTTGTTTGCGTCTACATTTGTTGTTTTCTTGAATACAAAATACCTATTTAAGAATGACAATGATCTTTCAATAGAAGTCATAAATGGTGCTTCTTTATAATCGGATTCAGCACGAGGATTTCGTTTAATTTCATTTTTCATCTCTTCGTATAGTTCTGAAAATAATCCAGTATTATTAGGTAACCCCATCTGTAACGCTTCACCCTTTGTTACCAATACAAATCCATAATTTGATATAACCTCGACGAAATAATTAAAGTTCACCAAATATTCACGTGCGGTATTATTAATGCTTTCTTGATATACATCAATAGCATATCCTAATGAAGACTCATCATCCGGAAATCCAGTATCGCCGTATTTTTTATTAATTTCGCAAATTTTTACACGATGTCCATTATAATCATCCGTCATAAATGTAACACTTTCACCGTCTTTTTTCTTATTCAACATTTTAAATATAGACTTTCCATCATAACATGTTCCAATGAAATATCCATTTATCTTTGTGCATTCAGAAATGTTTCTTAGGAATCCATGTAGCTTTATTGCGTTTTCAAAGAAATAGTGTAAAGCAAATTGACAAGAACTAATATTAAACCCATGTTCTCCAACTCCATACCGTTCGACGGTTCCTTTGCCAATAATAGTAGGATCTTTAGAACCTTTTCCGAAAATAGCATTTGCAACCATTTTATCCTTGCTATTTGAATCCCCAGTAAAAGCTTTCAATTCACGAATATTTAATCCACTGTCACCAACTACAAATAAAGCTGAAGGCATAGCGTTATTATCGCGACGAAGATTCAAATATCTTGCGCAAGCACCACGTTTTCTATTATGAATATTTTGATGAGACACATCTATTCCAAAAACGAACGATAATTTGGAAACAGTCCATTTTGCTAAATCACCAGCCATTCCAACTGCATAATCAATAAGTGTATCATCGCGATTTGATACCCCCAATATTAACTTCTTTTTAACAAACAAATTATGAAAATCGCGCAACCCCTGTGTATTATTCTCATTATTCGATTTATAATAAACACCTTCTTCTTCAATTAAATCAGGAATATTTTCGCCGGTTGTAATCATATCTGTTGTAACAGGATAATGAAGTGATCGCCAATTACTATTAGCGACACGATATGCGTTACCATACTGCTTTTCTCCATTTTTCAACTTTTGGGTTTTATCGAAGCGAACCCGCAATGGAATCCAACGCATATCTACAGGTCGAGTGATATCATATCTGAATTCTACAATATTAAATTCGTCAAAGTAATCACCTTCTTCAGAAGTCATAAACAAATTAGATCCACTACTATTCAGCTTTATTTTTGAAGTATATGCGTTTACATCATATGGATCAGATGGTATAAATAATTCTGGTTTATAATCGCTTTGTTTTTGTTTATTTCCAGATATTTTTGTATAGGATTGTGGAATATTATCATTCAACATATCTTGATATGGATTCATAAATCCGTCATCTTTTTCGCTATATCCACACATCAATTCTAGCGTTTTATATTGTTCAATGTTCTGGTTTCCCATTGTATTCGTGCCATCTTGGAAAATATGTAAAATTTCATCTTTTCCAGTTTTGTCTTTTTTAACGGTAACTAGGAAATCAACGGTATTTTGCTCAACTGGTTTCCATTTGAATGATAATTCCCACGTGCCAAGATTTAATGGACCAACTAATCCCGGACCACTTCCACCAACACCAGTATTTGTAGGTGTAAATATTAAACCATCTGTTTCATACTTGAACAAATGATCATCTACTTTTTTCAAAATATTTGAGCAACATTCAAATACATTTTTTGAAGGTGACACAACTTCAAATTGCTTACATTGAATGACTAACTTACATGAATACTCTATTTTTGGCTTTACTCGTGAGATTGTTCCACTTTTAATATCAAACCAAACCTTTTCGCCTTTGTTATTTACTTGTTCCTTCCAATTCATAATTCGTTTTTCACCAACAATGGATGATGGTTTTAATAATCCAACTAGTTGTTGTAATACAGGTAAACGATAATTATTTTCTAATTCGCCTTCAATATCTGGATAAAATGCTTTTTCTCGAAAACTCTTTTTGTTTATGTAATAAACGTCAAACGCAGCATATAAATTAAGCGGATTTCCAGTTTTGTCAGATTTAATATGTTCGCCATCTAAAATACTATTGTATATTGTTTTCTCGTCTGTTTTCATACCAGTAAATTCAACATTGAAATTACTATCTATCAAAAATATACGTCCATCTTCATGAATAAACATAAGCTTACGAGCCCCATCTGCCTTATCTGTTACAGTATAGTTCTCTAGAACATTGCCATATAATGAACCTTCTTTTTTCGGTAATATATGTTCGCGCTGTAAGGTAATCGATCCTGGACCAATAAATGTAAAATTTGAAAAGAATTCACGTTTATCGTTCATATTGATTTTTCTATATTCGTAGTCTTTATCACCGCGAATTGTTTTCATATATGAATTTAAAACGATATCACGTTCCGTAAACGATATAGGATAAAAACACTGTTGAATACCGCATAATATAATACGAATACATTTTCTTAATACATCCATTATTTTTTCAGGAGTGTCATATATTGTTCCATTTCCAACTTTTTGATTATCTATTTCGAGTTCAATCTCATATGTTTCTATATTTTCAAATACGCCTGCTTCCTGAATGGTATATGTTGGAACTGGAGCATTTGTACCCATTGACTTAAACCGATTACCTGCGCCTACACCGCCATCCATATCTGAACCGCCCATTTTTTTCGCAAACTTCTTAGATGAACGAATAATACTTAAATCAGCAAACACTGGAAAATCTGGATGGTCAAATCTTACACGATTCAATAGACGAAATGTTTTTTTGCGATCCGCCCATGTATTTATGGCGCTTTTAATAAATGGAACCTGTGTATTAAATGATTGTTCCAATTGATAAGAAACGCGGAAATTCATATCGAACATATCGATCGGTTTTTGCCAATTATCTTTTTCATCTTTGGTAGAGCTTTTTTTAGTAAATTTTAATTTATTCATTACATTTGATGCCATATCGGAAATCTTTTGAATACTATTTGTGCGGCAATACTCTTGTATTAAATCAATGCCTACGATTTCAGCTCTTATGTTTGACATTTTTCGTTCATCGGTTAGTGAATCTTGATAATTAATACGAAGCATTTGAATACCATTTGGATTATCCGTTTTAAATCCGTTTCCTAGAAGCTGTTTCACAACATTATCATAATTTATTTTGGATAATGGACGACCACTTTGTGTATTCGTTCCAAAACGAATTTCAAATTCATTTTCATTTCGGTCGCTTCGAAACATTGGATTCCCACCAGCTAAATATTGTTTCACACGGTTTTGGAATTCGTTTCTTGCAATATCCATTCGTTTTTTATCAATAGCGATTGGGTCTGCTTTTGCCATTTCCATTTCCGCTTCTGTTTTATTTTGTTTATCTGGGGTTTCTAATTCTTGTCTCTTCATATGAAAATAATATATAATAAATGTATATATTATTTTCATATTATAACGGCTTCTAATCAATTTTATCAAAACGGACCACAATATTCGGCGATTTGATTATATAATCCTTGCTTTTTTATTCTTTTATGTTCGACATTATTATCATATACTCCAATAAGCCTTCCTATGTCTTCTAATTCTGAATGATGATATGTAGAGATTGCGCGTAACGGTTTTGTATAATGTTCTAAACGTAACATTGTATTTTGAATGGTTTGAATATTATCATCTGTTATAGCCATGTCTAATTTATATTTTCGTTGTCCACGAATACCGTTATTTTTAAATAATACACACGTTTTTATGGGCTCAGGTGTATGATATTCAAAATATGTCTTCTTTGAACTGTCTACTAATAAAATACGGACATTATAGAATACTGCTAACCCAATAACACCCAATAATGTGGTTTCGTTTTGAAACGACAAATATTCTGCATATATTTCTTGGATATTTCCATTTGTGATTTTATGATTGGTTGTTTTTAATGCTTTTGGATTTTCTTTGAAAAATGAAATCATTTTTTGTTTTTCTTCTAATTCGCGATTTCCGTATTTTGATTTTACTATACGGTATTCATTATATCCATATACACACATGAAGACACACCAAAATATACTGTCTTTTTGTTTGGGTTCAAAAATATTGTTTTGTTTGACAGACTCTTTTACAGACTCTTTTACAGGCTCTTTTACAGAGTCATTGACAGAGTCATTGACAGAGTCATTGACAGGCTCGTTTACAGACTCTTTTACAATTGGTTTATTACGTATATCATAAAAAAAAGGTTCTAACCGTTCTATATTATTTGGATTATCAAATTTATTATTGTTATATAAAATTTGATACAATTCGTTCATTAGTTAGTATTATATATCATATCCTCTCTATGTTCTTTATCAATAAAAAAAGTATTTTTGAACCCTTCTTTTTGACACTCTAATGGTGTCAAAATATGTTCTTGATCTTGAACATATTTAATGTACGCCTGAAGTTCCGCTATAGTCTTTTCTGGTAAAAGAGAAATATTTATATAAATCCCACTTTTATTCTCATTTATTGTTGATGAGCTATTTTTAATAATTTTCAATACTTCAATATGATGATGTTTTGGCCACTGTTCAATCGTTTTTTTTATTATCTCTAAATCCATACTTTATAGTTATTCATAATCGCAATATAGTTTTATATTATTTATACAATATCTACTAATTTTCCAATTGCACAAATATTTGAATCATTCAATTCAAAGCGAATACCAATTACACTGACTACTAATTTTGCGTTTTCAACAACCTTTTCAAACTTGTGATTATTTATGTGATGATCGCGTGCAATAAATACAGTAATTGGCACATTTCCATTTTTATCAATCACTTCCGTATGTATTCCTGCCTTAGTGACGGTTTTACATATCGCCTCAACTAACATACCATCAACCGGATGACATACCATACATTCAAATGTTACTTGGAATTCAACCAATCCGGAAAGCACCTTACCAGATGAATATGTTAAAATATGAACAGATTGCGGGCGAATAAATCCTTCTACAATACATCTTCCTTCCGTCTTAGAAACAATCATGCGTTCTAAATTCTGTTTGATATTTTTACTTACATCAACAATTGGCAAGACGATCTTCATATTTAAAATAGAAGAAATGTAAGGTTCATAAATAATACGTTTTTCATCTGGATTTTTGATTCCTTGCTTTTGCATCTAATTATATTATAATAGTATATTTTTATGTTATTTTTATTCAATTTTATATGTTCCAAAAACAATATCAAATACTGGAAAAAGAATACAAAAATTATATTTCAGCAGTTTATGATGAATAGAATGATCGTGCCAAAATAGTTCAGAATGCGATAAATAACTACTCGTTATATACATATAGGTTATAATAGCTTGTTCAAGTATAGATATTTTCATAAACATTAGTGGTAATCCTAATGAAATAATAGACGCAAAATCATCAATATGTGTTGAATGAAACGTATCAAATGGGTATATAATAACATTTTCGTGATGTTTTTTATGAACAAGTACATAATAATATTTATGAATAAACCGATGATAGATATAATAATTGGCCTCAACTAATAAACAATATGTAAACATTGAAATAGCTGATTCAATCCATGTATGATGTCCATATGGTAATATATTGTCTGACATAATATACAAGAATCCTGTTGAATGACATAATAATAATGGAATGTTTTTCAATAATTCTATAAATCGAATGAGACATTCAGTATAATTCATTTTTGGATTTACAAATGGATAATTATTATAAGAACAAATAAAATAGGCAGTTATAGTGGATAATGAGAACGTCCCTGAAATAATAGAGAACACGTAGAATAGATTCATAATATATTATTATGAATCAATATATTTATATTTTTTCTCTTATACAATTCGCAAATTCGCTTGTTCAGGTCCAAAAAAGAGAACAATGCCTGATTGTCCATCTATATTATTTTTTTCTGTTATCCATTGCATAAGCATTTCTAAAATTATACATAAATCCGTTTTTATTATTCGATAAAGAGAAATAATCTAAAGATATAATAATATTTAACTGAATGTATTATATTACTACATTTTGCTATGGACAAAAATATTATCCATTAAAAAATATATGGTATGATAGAACCAGTAAAAAATGTACATACGCCAAAATTGTAATATTTGAAGACATTACTGTTTTACGCAACACAGTATTTGATCAAACATTTCCTGGTTATATTTGGGCAATACGGTTTAAACATAATTTAAACCTATTGTTTAAAATAAATAAACCAATTGTTATGTGCGATTTAGATGTTATAATTGAAAAGGATATTCAGGCGATTGTTGATTTACCATTCGATATAATTATATCAACTGAAATTGGCGGACCAAATTCATATCCTAAAGATTGTAGTAACAAATTAGGGTTCGGTGTATGTTGTGGATTTATGGTATTAAAGCCAACCATTAAAAATATAATGTTAGAAATATTTAAAAATATGGCATCGAAAAAATATAATACATATGATGACCAGGTAAATATTATGAATTATATAGTAAATAGCGAATATACGTTACAAGATGAAAAAGTAATATTAGATAATAAAGAGTACACTAATAAAATAATTACAATAGATAATCAAACAATTTGTGTTTTAGATTTTAATATTGTAACGAGAGATCCGATATTAAATAATGGACAATTTGCGAATCATATTAATATTGATAATGTTGGTGGTGTTAATAATTTTTTACAATATTTTAGTAAAGATTTAGAGACATTACCGCTAACATGTAGATGTGGTAAGACACATTTAGGAGATAACAATATATGTAATCATATTGCGATTCGCAATAATAAATAGCTACATATCTATGTTAAGTAATTGAATATAATGTTTATACAATTCGCAAATTCGTAATATTCATTTCATTCGCTTGTTCAGGTCCAAAAAAGAGAATAATGCCCGATTGTCCATCTATATTATTTTTTTCTGTTATCCATCGCATAAGAATTTCTAAAATTACACATAAATCCGGTTTTTCAATTTCGGTTCCGGAATAAATACCTCGTTCATTTAATACAATACCTATTTTTTCAGCAATAACCGGTTTCGAAGCATCCTCGCACTTTGCACCTTTATTGTTGCGTTTTTGTGACATGTCTTTTATTTTGAATGACATATCTTTTCCTTTAAAAAGGCTCATAAATCCTATTTCTGTTTTGTTGATACGTTCAATTGGAATATTAAATTTTGCTTTTCGAGAACCCTTGAATGATTCTTGTTCAGTATATTCGGCAACTCTCCATTCACGTGGTCCTGAGTTTACATACAATATATTTGCTTCACCATTTGATAAAATGACGGCTCTCTCATCTTCTGCGTTTACAAGCAATAAATTGTCAAAATATAATTTAAAAATGTTCTCATATCCTGTAAATTCACTGTCTGAACGATCATATATTTTTTCTACAATTAACAATTTCTCTGAAATACTCAAATAATCTAAAAAATGAAAAATAATATATTTATTAATAAGATCTTCGGGTATTTCATGTAATGTTAGTAATTCAGAGAGAACCATATTCGCGTGTTTATACCAATTCTTATCAGATGCCTTTACAAATAACCCTTTTTCAGATACAATCTTCATATTGTTTACAACCTTTGTTAAAATATCGTCATATGAGAAATATTGAGATTTTTGTCGGGTTAATGAAGGCATTTTATTTAAAGATGGTTGTCTAGATAACGTTGGTTCTCTTTGAATCGCGGATTGTCCTTCTCCTTCACCCTGTTCTTGTCTATTTGCTTCGGTTTTTTTCTTAACCTGTATTTCCTTAGGTAGTTCTATTTTCAAACTAACATGTTTATAATCTACTGGCATGGTTCTTTCAAAAATAGAGGCCGATTCATCCATAATTTCATTCGGTTGGAAAGCATAATATTTACCGCGAGATACCAAATACCCTGACCGACCATATTTATCCGTTAATTCTTCCGTTTTATTATTAATAAATCGAGTAAGAGCATAATAAATATGTTCAATAGGATATTTTTTAAAATTATTAATAGCTCCAACTAAATGTTCTCGTTTATAAACATTTCTTTCTAAAAATAAATCTCGAATTTTTTTCATAATTGTCGCCGAGTTATTTTTTACAAAATGATCTTCATATGTATTTTTAACTGTATTTTCTTCAGTTATCTCGGGTAGTTCATTACGTTTCATACATTGGAAGCTACAATTATCCATATAGTCACATATGTCAGTAAATGGTTTATCGCCTATTTTAAACTCGACTGTTTTTCCAGAGGATAAATTGATTCGAATATCTTGGTTCTCAACTATTTTCAATAATTTTTCTTCCGTAAAATTTGTTTGAGCTATATTTAGTTGACAATCTACCGCAACTTCTTTAAGCAACCTTGTAACTCTACCTATTTGAATCGCCTTTTTCTCGGCGCTTCGATATACATATAAATCGGCTGATTCTTCGTCTTTGTCCAATACTGTGCCATGTAAATAAATCTCTACATTGCGTTCTTCAAACGGTAAATTACAATGACTAAGATTTCTAACACCACGCCCAATAATTTGCTCTATACGATTCATATTATACCATGGTTCCAATATATGAACTTGACGAACATTTTTAAAATCCAGCCCTTCAGAAGCAGCTTTAGATATTAAAATGACTTTTACAAGTTCTCCATTTGTATTCTCTTTATTGGTAACATATTTAATGTCATCATTATTATTTTGTGAGAAGTCTTTATCACCTGTAATAATGACGTATCTTGCAGGTGTAAAATCAGACCCCTCCATTTGCGACTTAGGTTTCATTGTGATCGAATCGATTGGTTCCTTTTTCGATTTAAGTAAATTATTATTATGTGAATATGTAGAAGCATATCTGGAGAACCCCATTGATTCAAGAGCCAATGCCATAGGAATAACACCACCATCAATATACTGTGAATATATGATAATAATACCTGTTGCGGGTTTTCTTATAATGTTACATATCTTTGATATTTTTGCACTATATTTATGAATATGGTCAGGTGTAAATATTTCACCATATGATTTTAGTATTTTTGGTTTATATTCAAAATCAAAACGTTTTGGTACTGGTTCATTCACAGATTTATATTTCATAATATTTGATAATCCTGTTTTACCAATGATTGACTTAATAATCTCTTTGTTCTCTTCTTGATCAAATGAATCCAGATCTAATTCATCATCTTTTTTCAAGAGTGCTTGTTTCTTTTCAATCATTTCATCTAATCGAATATTTGGATATACCATAATAAGCGATTCCAATGGTGCAAGCAAAAGTGTATATCCAAAACTTTCCATGTTCTCAAATGATGGCATAATTCTTGTTTTACCTCGCTTATCAGTGATAGTATTTGTTTTTAAACCTAGGTATTTCATAATAAACTGATAACCATTGGATTGATATTCACCTATTCCGTTTTTATATACAGGAACATACTGAAGTGGCTCAGTAATTTCCGCTTGATTCATCTGTAAAGACGGATAGTTCTCACCGGTAATCAGGTTCTCTTCATCAAATGTTGACGGGTAAATACGATAAGGAAATATATATGGGTTCTCGCCACGAACATATGAAATATATCCAGTCATTTTTCGAATTAGCAAATCTTTTCCTTTATTATTATCTCCTTCAATAAATGTGCCGTCACTATTAAATACGTCTTCTATCTTTATTAATCCGCGCTTATCATTTGCGTTCAATAAATTCAAAAGCCAAACAATTTCGTTATATGAATTATACATTGGTGTTGCAGATAATAATAATAATCTCATATTATCACTCTTTTTTGCTATTTCATTTAACAAAACGGAGGTTAATTTATTTTTATTTGCGTCACTAATGCGAATATTATGTATTTCATCAATGATTACGAGACGGTTATTAAAATGAGATTTTATTTTTTTTGTTCGCAATGTATTTCTATCTTTTTCTGATAACCCTGCATCCTCTGGTATAAATGTTACCTTTTTAATATAATTCGCAAACTCACCTTTATCACCCATAAACACATAATAGTTCTGTATCAATGAACGTATTTGAGATGATATTTTTTCTTTTGTCAATCCACGTAAATTTGTTGGATTAATTTCTTGTAAAAGTGAGTTACCAATACATGTACTTAAATTCCATTGATCATCGGGACTTAATTCTAATTTACGTTCATCGAATAACTGAAGCCGAAAATTGTCTTGAACATTAGGGGAAGCCACTATAATGATTTTTTTCGTAAACCCCATTTGTTTCATATATCCTCGCATTTCTTCTGCAATTCCGATCGCACTGCAGGTTTTGCCAGATCCTAAACCGTTGTATAATAACAGACTGTTATAAGGTGTTTGAAATGAGAGAAAATTTTTCACAAACAACTGATGCGGCATCAATTCAAATTTGCTTTTACATAATAAGTCTGCTTGTTCTCGAATATTTGTAATAACACCATCATATTTTGTATCGGCAAATTCTTGTCTTTGAGCAATCTTATAGCTGAAATCTGGGTCATCCAATGTAGGGTAAAGATGTGATTCAGATACCTGTTCTTGTAATAACGCATTATGTTCGGTCAATTCCTTTTTTAATAAAAAATCATTTTTATCATTTGTTTTTATTACAACTGGTTGGATGGGTTCTTCCGTCGGTTCTTCCGTCGGTTCTTCTGCTGGTTCTTCCGATGGTTCTTCCGATGGTTCTTCCGATGGTTCTTCCGTCGGTTCTTCCGATGGTTCTTTCGATGGTTCTTTCGATGGTTCTTCCGTCGGTTCTTTCGATGGTTCTTTCGATGGTTCTTCCGTCGGTTCTTTCGATGGTTCTTTCGATGGTTCTGTCGATGGTTCTTCCATTGGTTCTTCTGCTGGTTCTTCCGTCGGTTCTTTCGATGGTTCTTTCGATGGTTCTTCTGCTGCGTTAGGCACAGACTCTTTTGATTGTTGAATAAATTCACTTATAGTTTTATCAGAATCAGTAGTTAAGACATCAATTGATTTCTCTATTTTTTCATTAGTAATTTCGTCTTTTTCAACAAGAGGCAGAGGTTCTGGTTCTGATTCTGGTTGTTGAACAGTACGATTTTTATTATTCACACGTTTGGGTGGTTTTACTTTATTATTCTTTTCATCAAATACAACACCCTTCTTTTTATTTCGCAATGCCTGTTTATGTTGTATTAAATCTTCAGTCATTTTTACACATTTTCCGGTTTTAGGATCTCTTCTTTCACCGGTTGGACAACGTCCTTTATTATTTGCCTGTTTAGGTTGAGGTTCAGAAACAGAAACAGGTTCAGGTTCAGAAACAGAATCAACCACAGGTTTAGGTTCAGAATCAACCACTGGTTTAGCTTCGGAATCGACCACAGGTTCAGGTTCAGGTTCAGGTTCAGAAACAGAATCAACCACAGGTTTAGGTTCAGGTTCAGAATCAGAATCAACTGCAGATACAACATCATTCGACTTTTCTACTTTTTCAACAATTGGTTCTAATAGTTGAACAGGACGTTTTTTTATAGTCGCGCGTTTGGCTGGCTTTACCTTATTATTATTTTCATCAAATACAACACCTTTCTTTTTATTTCGCAATGACTGTTTATGTTTTATTAAATCCTCCGTCATTTTTACACATTTTCCGGTTTTAGGGTCTCTTCTTTCACCAGTTTTACAACGTGTTTTATCCATATTACGATTCTTACAATATATGGACAAAATATATTTATGCTAATTTACAACCAATAAGACAATTATATATATTTTGAATGAGTGCTTTTTTTTCTAAATTGTAAGGTCGAATACATTCAAGACATTCATCATGCGTTTTCCAAGCAATTTTACTCACTTCAGTCTTATCAAATGGTTTTAATTCACCGATTTTTCCATCCATCTTCATTAAGTAGTATTTATGCTTATAAGATTTATAATTTGACCCCATAAATATTTCCTCAAATGGTTGAATATTGTCGATATTATATAAATTTCTTTGCGAATAACCGGTTTCTTCAACAAACTCGCGGATTGCACAAGTCAAATCATTTTCATTATGATTTCTCCTTCCTTTTGGAAAACCCCATTCAGCTTCTACCCATTTTGTTTCTTTATTTGATATTCTTATTAATTCTGGCAAATCATATGTTTCGTTCTGTGTCATGATTCCTGATTTAAGTGTATTAAATTTTTCTCTAGATATATTTTCCTCACTTTTATACTGTTGCGAAATAGGATTATTTGACCATAATTCAATCCATATTTTATCAAAATCATCAGTCAATATTTTTTCCTTTTCTGCTATTGTCATTTCGTTCAATAAATTAATAATATATTCTTTATTGTATATCGAATATTTACCACGCATAAAATCCATAAAGCCTAAAGTATCCTTTCTACGTATCATTAAGAACTTGAAATCATTTACTTTATCGTCATATCTAAATGCGACTATACCTATACTAATAATTGGCATTTTACACTGATGATATGAATGACCTGATTTTCCGCAATTGCTACAATAATTATCCATTTATACAGTTAAACTAATATAATATAATCCAATACTTCTATATAGTTTTACATGCCTACAAATATTACCAAAGAAAATACAGTTTTTGATCCTGAAACATGGGGCCCACATTATTGGTTTTTTTTAATGACACTCGCATTATCATATCCTGATAATGTAAACGCAGTAGTCAAACGAAAATATTATGACTTTATTACAAATCTACCTGTATTTATTCCGAATTCTGAAATAGCCCATAAATTTAGCAACTTATTAGATAAATATCCGGTTTCACCTTATTTAGATAATCGAGAATCTTTCGTAAAATGGGTGCATTTCATTCACAATAAAGTCAATCATTCATTGGACAAGACAGAAATTTCATATGCAGCAGCAATAGAATCGTATTTTGCAGAATATAGACCGAAACCAATCTATTTATCCGAAAGAATAAAATGGAACAAATATATTATTGTTTCCATATTTATCTTTCTCTGTTTCTTTTTTATTTATCTATACTGGGATAAATAGTTTTTTGTGATTATATAGTAAATGAGAATAGAAATTGTCATATTCGTCATTACGGCATTATTAATTGTAAACTTGTATACTGACGGTAAATATTTTAAAATGTTATTCAAATTTAAAAAATACTATCAGATGATTGGTATCGCTGTCGGAGGATTGATCTTTTACTATTTAATCAAAAAGAACCCTCTATCCATGGGGTCAATGTTATCTACTACAAATGACTATTTAAAATACATGCCGATTGATAAAAATACATCAAATATATTAAGTCCTATTTTAGACTTTACGTCAAAACAAAATTTCTATCAAGATCAATATCAACATAGCAGTCAAACGCCGGTCTTACCTGTTCAGCATATGAATTTATCGCCTTATGAAAGAAAAGTCATGATGTCTGGTGACAATAAAACTGGACAAAAGGTAAAACGTTCTGTTAGTGAAACAAAAAAGAAATTTGTTGCATCTAGACAAGGATGGAAATGCGGTGATTGCCAAGACCAGTTAAACGCATGGTTTGAAGTAGACCATAAAATACGTCTTGAACATGGTGGTAGTAATCATGTAGACAACTTAGTTGCTCTTTGTAGGGATTGTCATGGAAAGAAAACGACAATAGAGAATTTGTAAATATATAATATAGCTTCATTATATATTTATGGTTGATTATACAAAAGGAGCTGGTTCATTAGGAACATATATTGCAATTTCAGTTGTTATCATTTATTTATACTACCAAATAAATTTAGCAGCACACGATGAAAAAGCATTTACAAAAAATTTTACATATAATATTCTTATGATTGTTGTTCCAACCATTTTAATATTAGGACTAGTTGTATTCACGTCTTTTGAAAAAGATGTACAAGCACATTTCATTTCTGGTGCTATTTTAGCATGCGTGATTGTATTTTTTGTATTTTATTTTTTAAAAACAAACCTATCTACATATATTTTCAATAACTACTTGTTGTATACAGTCATTGCTTTATTAATTGTAATTGGATTATCTATTATATTTACTCTTTTTTCAGGCACTTTGAGAAAACTTAATGGATGGACTGGATTCTTTGTTAATTTACTTTTTTATATTCCTTGTTTAGTTCGAGACTTTATTAAAGCATTAATTCAAGAATCAAATACTTCATCTACTACTGTTTTAGTATTATTTGTCTTTGAAATCTTACTAATCATCTTGTATTTTTTGATTATTCCATTAATAAATGACAAGTCATTTCCTGAAAAAACAGTTATATTGAACGATCCTGTAATGTTGAATACGAAAATGGATTTTGCTACATGTGATATTGCAAAGAACGCAACAAACACTAATTTCGCAATTTCAATGTGGATATATTTGAACTCTGCACCAAAAACGAAAAAAAGCTATATGGAAGAGACCACCATTTTTAATTATTCAGACCAAACTGGAGAAAAACCTCATATTAAAATAACTTATTTCAATAATAAGAATGGATCCAATGATTTTATCATGTATGTAGAATCGCAAAAATTCACTATTTCATTACCTCTTCAAAAATGGAATAATTTTGTGATTAATTATACAAGTGCAGATCCAGAAACAAAAAATCCTATAAAAAAGGAAATATATTTGAACGGAGATACTTATCAAGGTGAAATCAAAATGGATGGTTCAAAATCAAATAAACATGGTAAGGGAACATTATCACAAGTAGATGGGACGATTTATGAAGGACAATGGAAAGATAATGAAAAACATGGTTTGGGAAAGATGACTGACCCAACTGGTAAACTGATAGAAGGAGAATGGGTAAAAGGTGAACAAACAAAGGTTTTTACATATGTAGAAAAAACAGGTGAATTTACAGGTAAAGGAACTATAGAGATTGTTTCGGTTTCATCTAAAGAATCATATGAAGGTGATATTAAAAATGGACAAAAACATGGATATGGAACGAATACATCTAATACAGGTTATTGGAGTAATGACGATTTCGTAGGCTCAGAAGATAACTGGTTAAAATCAGCTGAAACAAATATACCATCTAAAAACTATATAATAGATATATTTATAAATGGAATTTTAGAAAGATCTTACACTTCTGGCAAAATGCCGATTTTTAACAAATATGATATTATGTCAATTGGACAGCAAGACATAGGTAACACTTTTCAGGGGACTGGACTATATGGTTCAATATGTAATATAGTATATTATAAAAAACCATTATCACAATTAGCAATTATATATAATTACAATTTATTAACTATCAAAAATCCACCTATTTCTTATTAAAAAAATATATATGTATTTTATACATGAGTTATTTGATTATTGTTTTAGCGATCATTGTAATATTGCTTATTTACTATATATATACTAAGATAACTGCTACTCCAACTGTTGGAAATAATATTGATTTAACGCAATCACCCGCAGTAATTAAAAGTTCTACCATTACAAATCCGTATAGCGCTTCTTACACAATAGGTGTATGGGTATATGTATCAAATTTTGACACAACTTCGAATAATATTGGCGATTTTTTAAAATATGAAACCACTGGAGTTAATAAAAAGACATTGTTTAGTTTAGTTATGGATAGCACTATTCCAATATTAAGATGTAAACTACTCCTTAGTGATGATACCAACTATCAAACAATTACAATAACAAGCGAGAATGAACGTTTTCCTATACAACAATGGGTATATGTAGTTGTTTCTGTGTCGCCTTCATTTGTGGAATGTTATTTGAATGGTCGATTTGTTTCTGCAACTAGAACAGGAACGTATACTAATTCAAATAGTGTTACCACGGTGAAAGGTCTGAAAATTATATCACCTACTGCTGGTACAGATGTTGAGGCTGGTCCTACATTTAGATTCGGTGCAAAAGGTACCATTAACTCTGAATCAAATAGCGGTCGACCAAATGGATGCCCTGTTGTATTAACAGGACTATCTAGATGGGATTCCCCACAAAGCGCAGGTGATATTTACAATAACTATATGAAGGGTAATGGATATAATTCTAGTTTATTTGGATCTTATCATTTAGATATCAACTTAAAGAAAGGTAAAGATAATTACAAAGTTCCTGTTTTTTAACAAATGAAATACTGTAAAATTAAATATATTTAGTAGTATATATATTTAGTATGAGTGAACCAACGACAGGAAATATAATGAATAATCCGCAAGTTGCTTTAAATAACGCAATGAGTGGATTTTCGTCGCCTCAAGCTGTTGAAACGACTGATAAAGGATTTTTAAATTCAAATGGGATTATTGCAAAAGTTGTATTTTTAATCATGGTAGTTATTATTTATGTAATACTTTTTTTTATTGTTGTAAACTTAATTAGCTACTTCACAAGTCCTTCAGGTAGTCCCTTATTAATAAATGGTCAAATAGATGGCACTAAATTAGTATCAATACCTCAAAACCCCGCAAATTCTTCATCTAAACCTATCATGAGATCAAATAATCGAGCAACTGGTATTGAATTTACATGGGCTGTGTGGTTAAATTATGCTGATAGTATTAGTGAAAGTAAATATAGTCCCGTATTTGTTAAAGGCGATATAAGCACGCCAAATCTTCCTTATTGTTCCATTAATCATGGCCCGGGTGTATATTTTGGTAAAAAAAAGATTAATTCATCCGATACTGTCTCGCGAACTGACAATGTACTATATATTTTATTTGACACTCCAACAACTTCTGCAATAGCATCTGAAGATTCACCATCTATTATTGTAATTCCAAATTTACCTGTAAATACTTATTTTCATTTAGCCATACGATGCCAAAATACATATATTGATATTTATATCAATGGTACACTTGTAAAAAGACAAAATCTAATGAATGTACCAAAACAAAATTATTATGATTTACATGTTTGTCCCAATGGCGGTTTTAATGGAAAATTATCTAATTTACAATATTTTGACAAATCGTTAACTGTTGTGGAAATTAATTCAATTGTACAATATGGCCCAAATCAACGTGATATGATATCAGGTAGTGCATACACTGTAAGTATGCCAAATATTATATCTACATCTTGGTATAATAGTTTCTTAGGTTAAAAATAAATGTAGTCATTCATTCGCAGTAAAATATGTTTTATTATTTTATAATGTCTAATCAAATATGCGATGATCCAGCGTATCAGAGTATGATTATACAAAAAAAACGGTTTCAATTATTTAATAAGCCACCTTCAAGATATGATAATCTGTCAAATAATCCATATACTCTAACTCATCCAGTTACTTCTAAAAAGTTTACAAAATTTGATCTAGATATGAGAAGAAAAGTTGAGGTACTAAAATATTCAGCAAATAATTCGAGCACACAAACAAATCGATTTACAAAAGCAGAAATATATGCACAAGTAATAAGCGGTAAATATCAACAAAGAACATATTCAAATTCATATATAACAGACAATACAGTAAATGACCAGCTTGTGAAATGTCCTACCATATATACACCCACTTCTGCGTGCAATGTACCTGGACCGGTCATATATTTATATGAAGACACGAATGTACCTATATATAATTATACTACCAATAATGACGCTAATTATGGAATCTTAACACAAGGTATAAATCCATATGGAGTATGGGATTATACAAAGGATACGAATAAAGCGAACAATTCTATTATTACAAGTTTATTTATTTATTATAACGATAATCCTTCTAAAACATTTACTATTACTACACCAATTGTCATTAAGTTTGATGGTACTAAGCCACAATCAACCGCACGCACCATAACTTTAAAAATAGATTCAGTTACAACAACTATATTATATAATAACTCAATATATACACCAACACCATCTCTTAATCATACGTTTAATGCGAATACTATAAGTATAGTATTACAATCCAACACATCAACTTCTTTTTCAGGAAGTTGTTACCTAGGTTTACTAGAAATAAAAAATATAGTTTTACCAATTCAAAAAGGATTTATTTTTGATATAAAGACAGCAGTTACTTATACGACTACAATTTCAAACGCAAATAATGTAGTTCTGTCTAATGTAAATACTATATTCAATCCTACTAATTTTACTCGATCAGCAACCAATTGTACTATTACTGGTGATATAACCAATCCGATTACACCAATGACGGTTATCGCAATATAATTTACCATTTTTCTTTTTTTCCACCATCATAGGTTTTTCCGTGACCTTCATTCACCATGATAGTATTTATAGACAATATATCTACATTATTCCATATTTCTACTAACAGCCTTCCGTACTTATCAAATTCATGACATGTTATACGTATGTTTTTTTCCGGATGTTTTGTTAACAGTTCAGTAAATCTATCTTTCGCTGCACTTGCTAATCGTTTTTCTTGTTCTCTATTTGTGTTTGATAGAAGCGGTTTCATTTCCGGAGAATCATATCCTAATGCTCTACATCTATACTTTACCGGTTTTCCATCATATACAAATATAATACTCAGTGTGTCGCCATCATATACATTGGTCGGTATTCCAATGAATGATTGTCCTTTGAACGAGAAACATGCCATGTTCTCAGGTTCTATGACATTCTTAAGCAAAGATTGATCCGTATTTGATTTTCTACAGCAAAACATTTGATATATGACTAGCATTAAATAACCTACGAATGATCAATTTTATCCAATAAATATAATGCTCTAGGTATTTTCCATTCTATATTTTCGCCCCAAGACGCAATATCAAACTCTTTTTCAGCCATTTTATTTACAATGATATTTGTCATATGTTTATATGTATGACATAATTGTTCAACTCGTATTATAGAAACATCATTCATATAATGACAATGGTAAAAAAAATCATCTAATACAAATTGCGGATATTTTACATAAATTTTCTCTGTATTGTATTTTGAATATTCATATGTTTTACAAATAGTATATACTGTTCTCAGTGATACTAACACCTTTTTATATTTTTCTATAAATTCTTTTTTTATCAATTTGAATAGAAACGAATTCTGTTTGTTTGTATTATATATTTCGACTATTTGAGAACATGTTTCAGATATCCATTGAATATCATCCATTATTTGAGAACCATGAATATAAATACTGTCATATTCTGCCTTTTCTTTTTTATAATTTGCAAGCGTTTCTTCAAGCTTTTTGCGTTCTATACCAATTGCGCTTTTCGTTAATGCAGATTTATTATAGACATATGTTTGAATCAGGTTCTCAACAATATCTTCATGTTTCTTATTGATAGAGCTAGAAGCAGTGTCTAATTCACGCAACAATACACTTAATTGACTTTCAGATAGAATATCATCTGAATATGAACCACCACGTACATAGTCGATTCCATAACCAATCATATATATTTTTACATAACGATCAATATCCATACCATATTCAGTATTATAACGATTTACGATAGAAATAGGTTTGTATTTTTTCATATAATCTGAATATAACTCTGCTTCCAACATTAGTTGCGCATCTGATTTGTTTTTTTGAGAACACGAACAGACATGGAGAAAAAACCTTTCAAATTCTAAATAAAAAACAATAATCATTCGTATTATATAATAAATAGTATGTGTATTATTTATTATATTTTCAAACCAATTATCTTTGTGTCATGGTAGGATTTAGACACATTTGTTGTGATGGAAATACTTGACCAGACATACATTTGTCCTGATCAGTAACACTAACGCACCCTCTTGCTCCGTTATATTCACCTACTAGACACCATTGATTCTTTGAGCACGATGGCGCGTTTTGAATAGGACTGGTGCTTGCATCAGGACTCGGTTGTTTTGGTGGTACCGTCGGTGGCTTATTAATCGCAATATCAATACCCTTTCCAGAATCAGAGGATTGACCACTTGCTTTCACTAATAGTGCTCCTACAGATTGAACGGTATCATGAGCAATATCTATTCCTACTTTGGAGGCATCTGCTAGTAAGTCAGATGATTTATCTATTGCGGTTCCTGAAGCATATCCTAAATCAGATAATCCTTTAGAAACAACTGGGTTGAAAATGTTTATTAGATATTGTAGAGCATTTCCAAAAATAGTGAAAACATTTATTCCTAAAAGTGATAAAATTAAAATGATTGATAAAATAATAATTATTGTATTTTTTACGGGTCCACCTGATTCACTTGTTTGTATTTGACGTGGTTCAAAGGATTGGTTCTCCATTCTATACTATAAAGATATATATCTTATATAGAAAATAGATCCTTCGTTCAAGTTTTATATATAATTTATTGTTTTAATATAAATGGGTTTTTTTAATATTTTGGAAACGTTTTTCTTTATTAGTTTAGCAATTACGTTCGTATTAATCATGATGTTAGTCTATCATTTTAAAGGTCGAATTTCTATATTGGAACAAAAATGCGATACTATGTTTGAAATTATGAATAATATGGTAAAAGAGATGAGAACCATCAAAACGTATTCTTCAAATCATATAAATCCGCCAGTGATTGTTCCAAATAATGAAACAATGTTATTTCAACAACGTCAAAATTTAGGCGAGTTATTTCAACATTTCAATCAAGAATACGATCAGGGCGATGAGGATGATGACGACGAAGATGATGACGAGGATGATGGCGAGGATGAAAATACAAATACAAATCAAAAGATTGTTGTATCTGATACAGAATGTGAGGATGGTGAACCATCGATTAAAGTCATAAACATTGAATTTAGTGATCCTGAATCAAATATTCAAAATGAGAATTTAGAAGAATTAGAAGAATTAGAAGAACAAGATATAGATATGGAGCAGGAACTAGAGGAAGAGAATCTAGAAGAAGAGAACTTGGAAGCAGAGGTTGAAACTTCATTAAATGAATATTTAGAACAATCACCTGATTATAAGAAGATGGAAATGAGTCATTTGAAAACACTTATCATTTCACGTAGTTTAGCAACAGCATCCGATGTTAAAAAAATGAAAAAAGGTGATTTAATCAAAGTATTAGAAGATTCAAAAGAATAAAATAAAAGATAAATAATGTATATATAATGTTCTCAAATCAAGTATTTTATGAACCCGAAAAATTCAACTGTGCCTATCCTAAATTAAAGGAAACAATCCCGCAATCACGTTTAGGCTATCATTCCAATAATAAGTATGACGGTTTTCCACCGATTATGATGGATGGACGTACTATTGTTGCTTCATGGCAACCCGAAGCTATATTAAATGAACATTTATTAAAAGAAATTGGCGTGCAAACAAACTGGCAATATCGTCAATATTTGACGAAGAACGCAAAAGATATTATGAAATATAATTGTGTTCAGGCATCGACCGATTCAGGATATTTAAAACGATATACTGATTTAACTGGCGAGACTTATTCTACACCATATATTGCTTCTTCATTCGTTGACTCAAATGAACCAAAAGGTTATCAAACAAGCGATCTTAAAGAATTGTATTTATCGAGAGAACAACTCCAATCGCGCATGGTCGCACCAGAGATTACACAAGAAGATATATTACGTATGAGAAACCAAAAATAAAGATACCTATTACTGAAAACAAAATAAACATATGAAACATATTATTTCACATGTTTTAGTTTTACACTATAAAATTGATTACTTTTTTGTATAGACAACTAATGACATCACAATCGTAATCAATATGACTACACAGAATACTCAAAGATTTTTCCCATACACAAATGAATGTGCGTTTCTAGATAATAATAAACGTACTTTATTGAAAGTAGCAATGCGAGTGGCAAATGAAGAGAACCTATTTGATTTCTTATCTAAGAATCAAGATGGACATTGTTGTTCTCATGTTCTGCCTAAACTTTTACCTATTTCGATTGCTTTAGGTAATGAATGTGAAGGTATTGTAAAGAACGACATTATTTGGTCTCAAACATTCTTTTACATTATTTCAATGCTTGAGCTTATTGCTCGCGAAGGCTTTGATGAGTTTGAACGGAGATATACAAGTAGTCGGGCGGAATCACTATCACCGGTTCTAAATAATCAACCATTTAGAATAGGACAAATGGTGTTAACAAAGATAAACAGAACTGAATGGTCTAGTGGTAAAATTGTAACAATACTCGAAGACAATACGTATGTAATTCAATTACTAGAAAACGCAAGCCAAATGATTGAATACGGTGAAAATATCAAAGAGTTGGATACATCAAAAATAGACTTACCAGTTAATCCTGATTTTAGTTTTATTAGCGATGGCCATACAAGAAGAATGATTGAAAGTGGTTATAAAGCGGTTTCGCAGAGTGAAGGTTGGAATATTTTACGCGAGTTTACTGGTATGTCATTCATGTTCTCTGATGATCCAAATATACATCGAATAATGACTGCAGTAGATAACGCATATTCAGGCGGACATAGTGGGTCATCTATTGGATTTACAATGCGCAAATTAGAACGAATCTCGCATATTGGTCTGAATGCCTTCAAGAACGAATATATTGAGAACCAACAACACCATTAGATATAGCTAGGTATATGTATAGGTATAGGTATAGATATAGGTATAGATATATAGTAAAATATAATCAGTCACCCTTTTTTTATTTTTGAAAAAAAGGTATAAATATATTGATATACACTGTTCAATAAATGAAGATAATCAGTTTTGATGTTGGTATTAAAAACATGGCTTACTGTATTTTCTCAGTGAAAGACGGCGAATCGCCGCCGTTTGAAATCGCTGATTGGAATGTGGTTTCATTATTAGAAAAAGAAGAACCTCATGTATACTGTAATTGTGCTTCCGTTAAAAAAAAGTCGAATAAACAACAAATCAAGAATTTTTTTATTGATAGTTCGTTTACACCGTTGAAAAATTCAAATCATACATCGGGTGATTTGAATTTTTCAACTAAGTTACCAGTATCTAAAGTATGTGAATTACCACAAACGAAACTGTGTTGCCGTGTAGGTAAATTCAAAAAAGGAAATAATATATACTGCGATAAACATTCAAAAACACAAACAGAATGGCTAATTCCTGAATCTAGGTTCTCGCAAAAAAATTTGAAAAAGACAAAAGTAGAAGACTTGATAAAACTCGCTTCCAATTTGAAAATGGAGAACATTGGAAAAAAACGAGTGGATATTATCAACAATTTTGATATTTTTATTAGAACTCGTTGTTTAGAACCAGTTGTATCATCAAAATCAAAGAGCGCAGGAGATACTGATTTGGTTTCTATTGGAAAGAAGATGAGAGAAATATTTGATCAGGTTCTCGAATCTCATAAAGATATTACTCATGTTCTCATTGAGAACCAAATATCACCATTGGCAAATAGAATGAAAACAATTCAAGGTATGTTATCGCAATATTTTATTATGGTATATGATACCATTTCTATCGAGTTCATTTCTTCGGCAAATAAATTGAAAATATTTTCCTCTATAAAAAAAGAACCTCACACAGAAGAATCTGATAACACGCAAACAAAGCGAGAACCTACACAAAGTCAGACATATAAAGGACATAAAAAAGACGGTGTCTATCATTCTATCAAAGTTCTCGAAAAAAACATCTGGATATCTAATAATCGATGGACATTAGATACAAAGAAAAAAGACGATTTGGCGGATTGTTTTTTACAAGGACTTTGGTATTTATTGAAAAAAGAAAACATAACAATGAATGAACATTATACTATTATATAATATATGGGTTCTCGAAAAAATAAAACAGTAAAAAGAAAAAGGGTCATGATTACTGCGTTTGAGAATATGTTTCAACTTGCTGTTGATAATGAGAACAAACTTGCACATGAATTAAAAAAAGCGAATCCAAAAATAATAATTGTTGCCGGAAAAGATTTGAAACCTGGATGTTCATACACATTCATTGACCCTTCAGTACATAATAAGGATTTTACTGTGAAATCTATTACTAAAGACCCTGAACAAGGTCCAAAGAACCCTAGTGGCGAGCAATATTTATTGACAAACGAAGGTTGGTGGATTCGCGACTTTCCTATTGGAGGAAATGATAAATTCATAAAGCACAGATGTGGTATCTCAAAATCGAAATCACGATCAATAAGTAAAAAATCAAATTCAAAATAAATATTTATAGTGCGTAGGACTTAAAAATATTTATTGTAAGAATAACATAAATGGAAGTCATTGATTTAGGATTAAATGATTTAGACACAGTTTCTATAAGTTTCAATGAAGACATGCCATCGTCGGCCTCTTCATTGGGCGCAGGAATCGAATTATTAATGAATGATAAAAAAAAAACATCATCAGGGTCTATGAATATCGATTTAGGCGAATTAGATAAATTGGAGAACGAATTGAACGATTTATCTAATTCATCAAAGCCATCTGGAGATACAAAATCCATCGGTGGATTGAGTGGGTTTGGCTCATTCTTTGGTTTTGGTAAAGAAAAGGAAAAAGAAAAAGAAAAAGAGAAATCCAATGAATCGTCTGATTCCAATATTGGTCAGGCCACTGCAGATAGTATGGGGAATACAAAAACATGGGACGGGTTCTCGAAAATTAACGAGATTCCTCAAAGCGGACCCGCTTATGGATCTAAACTATCTGATCGTGAAAAGAGGAGAAAGAAGCGTATGATGATTAAAAAAATAGACGAATGGTACGAGAAGGGTCTCATAAAATCAAATCCGCATTTCAATATGGAATCCAATTATGAAGAAGTTGAAGATGAATATGAAACCGCATTAGAAGACAAGAGAAAGAAAGACAGTGTCAAGTTACAAGGATGGTGGTTTATGACTGCAGTGAATTCGATCGAGTATGCAAACGCTGCGTTCAATCCGTTTGATATCAATTTAGATGGTTGGGGAGAACAGGTCAATGAAGATATTGATTCATATGAAGAGATTTTTTCAGAACTTCATGATAAGTATAAAGGCGGTAAACTATCACCCGAGATTTCGCTTCTATTGCGTTTAGGTTTTTCAGCAGCTGTTGTCAATTTCACAAACAAGGCTCTTTCGTCCGCTACACCTGCATTCAATGATGTCATTAAACAAAGCCCCGAACTTATGAAAATGTTTACGAATGCCACTGTGAGCAGCATGTCGCAAGCCAGTCCTGGATTTAACTTCGCAAACAATATGATGAAAGACGCAACTGGGCCATCCATGAATATGGGCCCACCACCTGCACCCGTAGAGACCAAATCGATGCCTTTTTCAGGACAACGTCCGGGTAACAATAGTATGAACTTTATGAATCCACCACAAAATAGACCTGATGTATCTATGGGAAGAGGCGCTAGCGCTTCAGGAATTGATATTAGTCAACAATACGAGAATGTGAATAGACCATCACGTCCTGAAATGAAAGGCCCTCAAACAGATATTGACAGTATTCTTTCTGGGTTAAAAACGAGAACAGTTGATATTCATCCACCCGTTCAAGAGCCTTCCAATGACTATAGTGGTGTAGATGATTCTATGATATCTATTTCCAGTTTGAAAGATATGCAGGACGCAAATATGCCAAAGCGAACAAAGAGACGTAATAATGGATCTAGAGGAAACACTATTTCATTGGACATATAAGTATAAATATTATCATTTTCTTATAATATTTATTTACGACGAGTTTTATTTTTTTTTGAGGGTTTATTGTTTCTGGAGGTTCTCTTATTTGTGTTTTTTTTCGTTTTACCACCACCAGTTAGTGACGTTACGTGTCTTTGAGGCGTTTTCTTATAATTAGCAATTCTAAATCTCTGTTCTTCATGTGCGTCCTTGTTGCCAGTTGCATTTTTTATCTTGATATCGTCATAGTCTTTTCGGCGATTATATCGATCAATAAGTGATACTCGATTGGCTGCTTGTTTCTCCGTCCTATTATTCGAATGGACTTTTAGTTGCTTCTTCAAATTGGCTTGGGTGTCTGGTATTATATTTTCAGCAAATTTTTCTGCTGATTGGCTTGTGCGTGTGCTTCTGTCTTCTACTTCTTTCGCCTTCTTCGCTTCTGCTGCTGCCAACTTCAGCTTGGCTTCTGCTTCTTCCGCCTTCGGGTTAGCTTCTGCTTCTTCCGCCTTCTTCGCTTCTTTCGCCTTATTCGCTTCTTCTAGCACAATCAACCTATTGTTTAGCTGCTGTTTACGAATTTCACGTTCATTACGTTTTATAATGTCTAATTTCGCACGGTATTCTTTTTCAATATTTATCTTGTCTTGTGATGCCTTGTTTTCCGTGACGGCATTATTATCACTTCTTGCTTTCACTGTTGCGTCTGTGGTCGCATTCGGTGTGGCTGTACCCTTAACTTTAGTAACTGCATTATCAATTACAGATTTTACAAATTCTGACGCAACTTTCTTTTGTGGAGTTGGAGATTCTATATTAATTCTATTATTTTGTTTTAACCCTTTTTTTGTTCCAATTATTTCCTTTTTTTTCTGTGTTGAATTTTTTACACTAACACCCAATCTAATATTTTGTTTTAATCCACCCATTTTTGTTTTGTTTACCATATATCTATACTATACTTACATATATTTTGCCTTAAATTCTTCTACCGTCATAACCGGTATTCCATTCTTTTCGGCAAAAGCGGTTTTGTTCGATTTATCTTCCTTAGATTTCACAATAAGAACAAAGATATCTTTTTTCATAGAATCTTCTAATACTAATCCATGTTTATTCATAAAATCAATAATCTCTTTATCTCTTACCTTCGTCATAACAATCTTTTTCTGAAACAAAGGATGACCAGTATTTATAAATGTGTTTTGAACTTGGAGAACAGGTCTATTTAATTTATCTTCTAAATCACACTCTTTCAAAAATATCATAAACTCTGATATATTCTTCACAAATTCATGTGCGTTTTCTTTACCAATACCATCGACCTCTTTCAACATGGTTTCTTTCATTTCATCTGACTCATTGCTCGTCATAATATCCGGATATTTTGCCAAAATCGGTTTTATTTTTCGTTCACCTAAACCTCTACCCATTTTTCCAGAAGCCACTATAATATCCAATAAAGACGCATTCTTGATTTTATCTTGTATACTACCATACAATTTCTCAGCCATTTTTGTTTTAAATCCATCAACCTTTTCAAAATCTGAAACCGTCATTTTCAAAATTGCGGGTACCGTCGTCTTTCCTGCCTGAAACATTTTTTTTATATTTCCTTTTCCTAAACCATCCACTTCCAAAGAAACGAAAAACATTGTAACGTTTTTCTCTTGAACAGTTACATCATCATTCGGGTTCTCCAATAAAACATCTACATGCGTTTTATTCCATACATAAGGAACCAACGGCATCTTTGGATTGTCTGCCGGTGTAGTAACCGATTTAATATATGGAATAACATCACCTGACCTCACCATAACAATGACTGCGCCAATACCGATTTTATTATCTTGTATGAATTTTCCATTGAATCCTGTAGCATATTCAATACGAACCCCCGCTAATTGTATAGGTTCAATTCTTACGCGCGGTTTCAAATATCCATCTTTACTAGCTTCCCATAATACATCTACTACTTTTGCCTCGGCAACTTGGTCAGACATCACCATCTTAAAGGCAAATGAATGATTCGGATTTCCATGACTTCTTGGATATATTGCGTCATTAGATACAATGACCCCGTCAATTTCATATTCATAATTGGTTCTCCAATCAACAAGTGTATCTGATAACATCTCATTCGTCAGCGTATCATTTATTGTATTATATACAACTTCTAATCCGAACTTTTTAAGGGTCGCAATTTGTTCGCTTGGTTTCAAGTCTGGTTGAACGACCTCGTATGTTATAAAATGTAAATCCTTTGCTTTTTCATCTGTTGATTTTCGATTAATAATGCCAGATACAAGATTGCGAGCATTGGCGAATTCCTCCGCGTATTTTGTTTTAAACACTGATTTTGGTATAATAAATTCGCCTCGAACCGCCATTCCTTTTTGTAACTTGGGCAGCTTGAGAACACTTATTAAATGCGAAACGTCTTGACCGACTAGTCCGTTTCCTCTAGTATATAATTTGTATTTATTTGCTGTGTCACAAACATACATTCCTGAAACACCGTCTAGTTTACAAGAGAGAACATAAGGCCCGGAATATTTTTCGGTCCATGTTTTCAGAGCACCAGAATCAGGTTTTATTTTATCCATGGACGCCATTTCAAATGGCAAATCGACTTTGTTCTTTCCTTGTATAGGAGCACCTATTTCTTCCAACACTTGTGTTTTTGGAAACTTTATTGCGACGAACTCCTTTATAATATCATATTCATTATCTGTTAATAATGATCGGTTCTCATTATAATATACGTCATTTGATACTTGTAAGATTTTTGATAATGTTGATTCGTCTAGTTTTTCGAGAACTGTTATACCAACCGTTTTAAAATCTTGTATTGTTTTTAATATATCTTGCGAATCATTGGTATTTGCGGTTGGTTGGATTTCTTGTTTTGGACTCACATGTTTTGGACTCACTTGTTTTGGAGTCACTTGTTTTGGAGTCTCTTTTTTTGGAGTCTCTTTTTTTGATGTTTTATTTTTTGGTTCTCGCTTTTTCTTTTTTTGTTGTTCTTTTAGTTTTAGTTCAACCTGCGATATTACGTCAATCGGCGTTAATAAAATATTTTCAGAAATGGTTCTATCAGGATCTGCTTCTGCTTCTGCTTCTGCTGCCTTTGTTTTTACAATAGGCTTCTTTGGTACAGGCGTTAATAAAATATTTTCAGAAATGGTTCTATCTGGATCGTCTGCGTCTGTGATCGGTTCTTTCTTTTTAGAAACACGTTTTTGTATTGGTGATCCAACTCTATTTTGAGAACCTATTAAAATTACACTACGACCATCAACTCTTTCGACAGGTGTTTTATATTGTAACTTTAAAAAGTCAAATATGGATTTTTCGTCTGTAAATGTATGATCTACAAGAGAACCTTTTACGCCTTTTTCGCTCATTACCGATAACCCATGTTCATTTAAAGAGTATCCTTGTTTCAGAGCATGTCCTCGCATAACTGCGTTAAACCCCTTGCTACCCGTAAAATATAGAATGGAAAATGGATACTCTTTCACAGTAGAATATAGAAAATCTGTGCGGCGATATGTATCTGAACTTGGTATTTTGGAAACGACCAAACATTTATTTTTACCACGCGATAAAACCTCCACAATAATATTTTGAGAAATCAAAGAATCAATAAACTCTTCAAATACGGTTGCAGAAGCAGATGTAATAATAACATCAATATCACCGGAAGATGTTACACCTCGACGATAACTGCCTACGATTTCATATTTTGATTCTTTATCTGCAATTTTTTTGAACGTTTTTTGAAATATCTTATTGTACTGGTCAATCTCTTTTCTGGGTATTCGTTTCAATATATCATCATAATATTTTAATCCTTTTCTCTGAACATCATTGAGAACATCATTTTGCTGTTGTTTCAACTGGTCGATCGTTGTAATACCTTTTTTAACTAACTCTTTTGCCTTTTGTGGTCCTATACCATATACATTTGTAAGAATCACTTCTGGCTTGTTCTCTTCTCTCTCAATAAGAGCAATCGTTCCTGTTTCTAAATATTCGTTTATTTTTTTCAAAATGGCCTCTCCTATTCCTGGCTTGCCTTTTAAATCACTTGCGGATTTTATCTCTGTTTGAGTTGACAAGATCGTTTCTTCTGCCTTTTTATATGCTCTTGCCTTCATAGGTTCTCCAGTTCTAGTCATAATCTCTGAAAGCTTTGACATCAAACCTGCCAACTTTTCATTTAATGACTCTGTTTTTGGGGTTCGTTCAGCCATCTTCTTACGTGTATATTTACGTTTTACTTTAACTGGTTTATCATTTTCAATTTTATTCATATATATTATTATTTATTTTATTTTATTTTTTAGATTTTACATTTGAGAACATGTTTTCATGTTTCCGAGTTCTCATGTTCTCGTGTTCTCGTGTTCTCGAGTTCTCATGTTCTCATGTTCTCATGTTCTCGTGGTTTCATGTTCTCGTGTTCTCGTGTTTCAGAGTTTTCATGTTTTCAGTGTTCTCGAGTTTTCATAAAATTGATTGACTTTTTTAAGAATATTTCATTTGTATTTATTCGAGGAAACTATTTAAAGCAATATGACATCCGCAACTGAAATGATCATGAACCTAGCTGAGCAACATATCACGAATACCATTGTGAATGCGGCAAAAGGTAAACCGATTAAAAAAAATAAAAAGGTATCTTTATCAGATGAGATTAAAGCATGTTTCGATATTGAGGCATTTATGACCAGTGCGGCTGAGCGTATTGAAAATCTGATTAAGAGCAAAGTGGAAGAGGCGATTGCAGAACATGTCGCTGCGTCAAAACCAGTAAAGGTAACAAAGAAACGTGCGCCAAAGAAGGTGGCAACTGTTGAATCGACCGTTGAATCGACCGTTGAATCGACTGTTGAATCGACTGTTGAATCGACCGTTGAATCGACCGTTGAATCGACTGTTGAACAAGTAAAAGAGGAAACAAAAGAGAAAAAGAAGCGTGCTGCTCCAAAGAACAAAAAGGTGGTTGAGTCGTCTGACACTAGCGAGCCAGTAAAAAAAGAAAAGAAGCCTAAAGGAAAAAAGTCACAAACAGCAACCGATGAAAAGTCAACGGAAGTGTCTGATTCAGACGCATCTGATTCTGAAAAACAAAAGCCAAAGAAAAAACGCATTGTTAAGAAAAAAGTCGTAGAGCCTTTACCAGTTGTAGAGTCTTTACCAGTTGTAGAAGCAGAAGCAGAAGCAGAAGCAGAAGCAGATAACAACGTAGCATCGGACGATTCCTCTGTTACTACAACAGACTTTGTTCGCCCGCTATCATTAACAGACGAACTCGAAGAAGAAGAACTTTCAGATATTGAAGAAGATGATTGATTTATTTGAATCACTAGCTAGAATAGCTAGAGTAGTTATAGATTGTAATCCCAAGTAAAATATAATTTGAAAACTATATAAACGTTTTTTTTGTGTTTATACAAATGAATTTCATGAGCGACATAATCGTACAATTATTTATATTTGCGTGTAAACTATTTAATAGGACTACCGACTATTACAACCAGCTATATAATTCAAGTATTCACTTCCAATATATTGTATGGAATATAAAATATACCTATTGTTGTTTGACATTTCAACATATGGAACCATTCAATACTCAATGGACATCAAAAAGCACTATAGTACAAAATAAAAAATACTTTATGGAAAAATATTCATTACGTGAAACGTATAATACACCAGTAGATGTAACAAATGATTCAGGATTATTTATTTTATTATCTTGTATGATGAGTTATTTTAATAGTGTATTATGTGTGAATACAATCAAAAACAGTGAATTATTTATAATAAAAATGAATGATGAACAAGATAACAGTGAATGTTATTTTTCATATAGAAATGATACAAATATTCCAATTATTATTAAAAAGTCAAAAGCAAAGTTTTTATCTATTGAATATAAGCATCCTAAAATGGAAGACTCTATTGAACTTACATTAAATAATTCTTGGTTTTATGCAGGCAATGAGCTATTTACACCAGCATTCGTATTGCGAGCATTAAAGTATCAGTCGTCTCAGTTCATATTTGATATGAATTATACTATTTGCTTTATGGATAACGATATAAACTGTGTTGAATTTGGAAGCAATAAATACGTTTTTTTAACAGACGATGGATATGAACTAATTGAAAATGATACGCCGATTGAGCTAGATGATACTAATAATGATAGCAATAATCTGTATGATACAGTATTTTGGAAGGAACATTATGCGTTCTGTTGTCAATTTCTCAATGATATTTCAAAAAAATAATATAAAGATTTATATAGATATATATTACTAGGCGCATGATAATGGATACAGTGAGTATTCAATCCCCTAAATATAAATTGAATGATAAATGGGATTTATATTACCATTTACCAGACGATAAAAACTGGGATATAACAAGTTATACAACTATTTTGGGTGATATTCATTCAGCCGAGGAAGTAATATCTATTAATGAGTTACTTCCTGACCCAGTAATAAAATCATGCATGCTTTTTTTAATGCGTTCTACTATTAAACCAATGTGGGAAGATCCAATGAATCGAAACGGAGGGTGCTTTTCTTATCGTGTAACAAATAAATTAGTTCCAGAAATATGGAAAAATTTAATGTATTTATGTTGCGGTGAATCTTTAACAAGTAAACCCGAGAACTTTAAACATATAAATGGTATTACTATTTCGCCCAAGAAAAACTTTTGTATTATAAAAATTTGGTTAGATACAATTAAATTTCAGGATCCAGCTTTTATTAAACAAATCGCAAACTTGCCGATTCAAGGATGCCTATTTAAAACACATGCACCGGAATTTTAGCGATTTACAAAAGCAAATCAACATTCAATAAAATTGAAAAAAGATATATAAATATATGATATCATATTCTGTAATGAAATCATATAGTGATCTAACATTGAAGTTAACAAAAAACTTATCTAAGTCCGAGAAAAAAGAATTTGGATTTTTCGTTACACCACCGTCAATTACAAACACACTTATTGAGAAAACACATATTCATACGACAAATGTGTCTCGAATATTAGAGCCATCTTGTGGTAGTTGTGAAATAGTATCGGCTTTAATAAATACTGGCTGTTATTCCAATGTGGTGATTGACGCAATCGAATATAACAAAACGGTATATGACGCTATAAAAGATATTGAGTTTGGACCATCCGTAAATATTATACATCAAGATTTTCTCAAATATGAAGGCGAATCTGGAACCTACGATTTAATCATAGGAAATCCGCCATATTTTGTAATGGCAAAAGATGATGTTCCTAAAAAATATCAGGACTTTGTGGTAGGTCGTCCGAATATATTTGGTATATTTATTATACATGCGATTTCTATGTTATCTGAAGGAGGTGTTTTATCATTCATTATTCCAAAGAGCTTCTTAAACGCTGCTTATTATTCAAAAATTCGAGATTATATTCGTTCGAACTGTACTATATTGAATATCATTGATTTTGAAAACAATAATGATTTCTTGGAAACACAACAGGCAACACTTGGCTTAATCATACAGAAAAAGATATGTAGTGAGGAATGTAAATTCTCGATAAAATTAGGAAATCATTATGTATTTACCGAGAACGCGGACCGATTGAAACGGCTATTTGAAGGGTCGTCTACATTGAAACAGATGGAGTTTAGTGTAAAAACGGGTAATGTTGTATGGAATCAACATAAATCGAAACTAACGAGCGACAATACAAAAACATTATTAATTTATAATACAAATATTGAAGGGTCCGAAATCGTCGAAAAGTCTTTCAATAATGACGAAAAAAAACAATACATTGACATGGACGGTCAAACAGGTACTGTATTGGTTGTGAATCGCGGCAATGGCAATTCTGCGTATAAGTTGACTTATTCGCTTGTCCAGAAACCTAAATATTTAGTGGAGAATCATTTGAATGTCATTGTTTATAATGGTACAGAAGATCCTGTTGAAAAATATAATCAAATTATTAGGAGTTTTAAAGATCCTAGAACAGCCGATTTTATAAATACGTTCCTTGGAAATAATGGTCTATCTAAAAGCGAACTAGAGTCCATTTTCCCGATTTATTAGACCCTTGAAGATGTAAAACCGCACCTTTCAAGTGTGTAAAATAGTTTATTAATTTGAATATGTATAAAATTGATTCAAAATACATAAAATTGATTCAAAATACGCGTTGCTCTTAATATAATATTAAACAATTAAACACATGGATTTTGATATAAACACATACTTGGATTCTTTACCGGAAGATACAGAATGTATATACTTAAATAAACGTAATTTAACATTTATACCTTCTTTAGAGAGGTTTAAAAATTTACGAGTATTAAATTGTTCGAATAATAAATTGCGTTTTTTACCATCTTTAAATGAAAATTTACGAGTATTAAATTGTTCGAATAATCTATTGAGTTCTTTACCATCTTTTAATAAAAATTTACGAGAATTAAATTGTGAATATAATGAATTAACTTTTTTACCATGTTTAAATGAAAATTTACGAGTATTAAATTGTTCGAATAATCTATTGAGTTCTTTACCATCTTTAAATGAAAAATTAGAAAGATTAGATTGTGAATATAATGAATTGAGTTCTTTACCATGTTTAAATGAAAATTTACGAGAATTAAATTGTGAATATAATCAATTGAGATTTTTACCATCTTTAAATGAAAATTTACGAGTATTAATTTGTAATAATAATCAATTGCGTTCTTTACCATCTTTAAATGAAAAATTAGAAAGATTATATTGTTATAATAATCAATTGCGTTCTTTGCCATCTTTAAATGAAAAATTTAAAAGATTATATTGTTATAATAATCCGATTTGTGAAATAATAGATATTGAAAAGGGTACAATGGATATATGTAAAAAACAAATACAAATATTGAATAATTTCCGTTATTTATATTGGTGTTTATACTTCAAAAAACAATTAAAAAAATTGTTATGGGAGAGAATAAGAGAACCTAAAATTATGAAACAATATCATCCAAATTATTTATTTGAAAATTTACGAAAAGATACAGCAGATTTGAATAAGTTTTTAGATACTTGCTATAAAAATGTACGATAGAAATTTATAACAAAATAAAAAATCAACCAAAAAAATAAAACAGCAAAGAAGCAGAAACAAACTCTTCAAGTAAAACAAGGAAGATGAAAAAAACAAGGAACATGAAAAAGTAACACCATCGTAGGTGAAATTCCTACTATTGATTTTACATTTTTTCTTATTTTTTGTCTAATAAAATGTGTAAATCTTCAAGGGTGTAAATTAGTTTTTGGTGCTTTTGGTGCTTTTGGTGCTTTTGGTGCTTTTGGTGCTTTTGGTGCTTTTGGTGCTTTTGGTGCTTTTGGTGCTTTTGGTTTTTCAAAATCCCGAATGCTTACTTGCCATGCTGGGTTTAAAATGCCCTGATGATTTTTCCAACGCAACAATAAATGATACTCTTTTTTTTCTGTTTTGAGAACAATTCTATTATTACATTCAACACGATCAAATACCAATGAATCGATGTCCATAATATCAATTCTATCCAAATGAAACTTGCACATGTTCGGGTCATATAATAAATATTCTTTATTACTTTGCGTTTCAATAATTGTTTGTTTAAATGCGTCGATATTGATGGTCTGAGCGTACTGTGTAATGTAATCAGCAATGGATCGCTTCACAATTTGTTGTTTTTCTTTTTTGTTTGATGCTTCATTATTATACATGTATAAGATAAACGGATGACAGGCATAATTTGTCTTCATGATATGTTTCATATACTCTTCTCTTGGTGGTATCGGGACATGAGTAGAAAGACTTCCATCATTTAACGCAAGTATTTCCTGTAAATAAGGTCCATCGTAAAAGTAATTCTGATATTTTGTATCAATAATTCCCCATGTTGTATTTATTTGAAGAAACTGTGGGATATTCTTAATAGAAGTTGCACCGAATTTGTACTCAAGCTTTATTTCTTTTTCTTCTCTGTCGTTCTTAAGATTCAATAAATAATCATAATTGTATTTACGACCAGCCATCTGTTTGATTGCGTAACTATCATAGTCCAATATTTCTTTCATCTTGGCTTCGAACTTTTCTCGTAAAACTACACAGTCTGGTCCATATATAGGGTCTTCAAATATGATTTCGTTTCCAGGCATTCTACATGCTGGGAAAAATAGTTCGCGACACTTGTTGTTCATATCATTGTTTGCACGCTTGTTCATATCATTGTTTGCGCGCACGACAGTCTTCTTGAAGAGTTCTATGTTCTGTGCTAAAAACTTGATCATAATAATCCTTTCGTATAATATACATTACATACTTTTAAAAAAGGCAATCGATTTTATTGAATATAAATATACAACTGCTTCTGTCTTATAATATCTTCATATAGTATAATGAGTATAATATATGATACAGGAGTACTATCACTATTTATACAAGCGGTTACTGGTATTTTTGATATATATGTGTTATCAATGAAATTTAGTCCATCAATGTCCTTCATCAAAAACTTATTGTGGATAGAACTATGGGTTCAGATTGTTGAAGCTACTTTTTACGTTTGGCTAGTGATGAATTTTTCAAAAATATCAAATGTTACCAAATATCGATATTATGATTGGGTCATTACAACGCCTACCATGCTTTTTACATATTGTATGTATTTGTATCATATAAATCAAAATCAAAAAACGGATAACAAAACATTTTATGAATCTATTGAAGCCAATGTCTCTGATTTGCTGCCTATTTTTGTTTTCAATACCATCATGTTATTTTTCGGTTATTTAGCGGAAATAGGAAAAATGGACGCAATCACTTCCGCTATATTCGGGTTTGTTCCGTTTATTATAATGTTTTATTTGATTTATGATACATATGCAAAATATACGGATATCGGGAAGATCACGTTCGTATATTTTGCAGGTATTTGGTCACTATATGGATTTGCTTCGGTTCTCAAATATACCTACAAAAACGCTATTTATAATATACTTGATTTGTTCGCCAAGAATTTCTTTGGTATATTTTTAGGGTTGGTGTTATTATATGGCAAAAACTCATCGATGTAAATATGCTTGTTCAATAATACTAAGCAGATCATTTTTTTCAATGTTTACATATTCTAGTAAACATTTAATTATTCTTACCTTATTTGGCGGGTGACCAATCTCATATGAATATTCTCGTTGAATATTACTATTACAACTATATAACTTGGCGATTTCCTTTATTATATTTTCTTCTAACTGTTTTAATCCATTGAAAATGATTTTTTCTTCTTCTTTTGAAGCTTCATCGCCGTCGTCAATATAATAATTGTGTATTTGTTGTGTCCATTCAAGTTCAGTTTCTTTATTCCATTTATTTTCATGACGAATATGGAGGATTTGTTGATGTTCATCTTCGTTTTTTATGCACTGGATTGGTCGTTCATCAATCGGTAACTTATCCAATTCGTTTTTGAGCATTTGAACCACTTTTGAAACATAGTTCTCGCTACTAATTGTAGGTTGATATGTTTTATCTACTTCCATATTTTTTATCATATCTAAGAAATTAATACTCTTTGTGAAATTTTCATTCAATATTAAATTGACATTGATATTGTTGTTATTAATTTGGTTTGTTTGATTTTCTATGTTGGTAGAATGAGGGTGTTGGCAATTTGATTTTATATCAACCATCATGTTTTTTATTTCTTTCATAGTCTCTTTCATTTCATCATCTACGATTTCTATTTTTTGAAAATTACATTTACTAGAATGTTTCCATGCTCCTGATTGACATTTAAATGTTCTATTGCACTTAATACAGTTATACATAAACATATCAGAATTTTCAACACGCTCTCTATGACGGTGTGATAATAAATGTCTGTTATAAGTTTGCATAGAATTGCTAAAAAAAACACAACTATCACATGAAAATTTATTTACCTTACTCATTATATAGATAATATATTTTATTTTAGCAAAAGTCACGAATTAATTCCTTTTGCTTAGCAATTGGAACGAAATAATTCCTTTTGCTAAATGCCTAAATTTTTTATAGGGATTTAAAAAGTCTTTGAATTTTTTCAAAAAGAAAAGGTTAGAAATTCTTTTTTTCAGAATTCTACAAAGTCTTTGAAAGACCATTCTATTTTTTTGAAATAGCAAAAGTCATTATTTAATTCCTTTTGCTTAGCAATTGGAACGAAATAATTCCTTTTG